AGATGAGAGTGAAAGGTAAACAGAAGGTAATTGGTAGATACGATTCACCAGAAGATGCTAAGTTCCATAGAGACAGACACTTAACTTTAAATGGAAGGTCATGACAAGAGCAGCGTTATTTACAAGAGCTAGTAACCGTAGACCATTTGAGCGATTGGTGATGCATACTAAAAGATTTCGCAGACATAAATTTGTTCATACTGATGTAATAGAGTATCGTAAAAACAAAGAAGAAGAACGTCAAGAGTATAAAGGGACTAAATATTATAACTTATGAAGGATAGAGATTGGGTAGAAATTAATAAAGCAATTAATAAGAGAATACATGAATATAATTTATCAAATAAAGGTAAGTGATTTATTTCCTACCTATAGGAATATTAGATGGAAGGATGCTGATATACCAGAGGATAAATGGAAATATATCAAAGGTGAAGATAATATAACCGTACTTTTATTTAAAGGCTATAAAGCGGCAGACAATTTTGTCAAAAGATTAAAAGAAATACCTGCCAAAGAGAATCCATACCTATACATAAAATGGTATAAAGGAAGAGAGACAGGAGATTTATTTAGAAAATTTAAACACAATATAATACAATGATCGTAAAACAAGTTAAAAATTTCGGCTCAGGACAAGTTGAATTAAGAAAAGGAATGAATATATTAGCGGATGCTGTTTGCTCTACATTAGGACCTGAAGGCAGACCTGCAATTATTGAATCTGAACACGCAGTTAATGGGCTTATTATCAGTAAGGATGGTGTTACAGTGGCTAAGAGTATTTCGTTAGAAAATCCTATCGAGAATATGGCTGTTCAGATTATGAAACAAGCAGCAGATAGGACCGCAATTGTAGCTGGAGATGGAACAACAACATCAATCTGTTTAACAAGAGCTATTCTTGAAGAGGCTTACGAACAGATGGGAGAGGATAATAACAAGTCTGAAGTAATAAGAGCTATTGTTGAAGTAAGTAAAATGATCGACAAGAACTTAACAGCTGCAAGTAAAAAGATTACCAATAAGAGATTACTTGATGTAGCTACAATATCAGCAAACAACGACAAGGTTACAGGTAAATTAATCGCTGATGCATATAGCAAAGCCTCTTTAGTTACTGTTGAGAACTCAATGACTACAAGCTCATATTATGAGGTTATTGAAGGTATTAAAATCAATAGAGGTTTCAGTAGTAAGTTCTTTGTTACAGACCATAAGAAGAACGAAGCTGTATTAGATAATGCATTAGTATTAATAACAGATCAAGAGATTAACACATTGGAATCTATTGAGCCTGTGTTAGCGTTCTGTGTAAAGAATAATAAACCATTATTCATTATTGGCGAGTTAGCTCCAGCAGTATTGAATACATTAAATATGAACGTAATTCAGAAGCGTATTAAGTTCGGAAATTGTATTCCTCCTGCAATGGGATACCGTAAAGAAGAATTACTTACAGACTTAGCTATTGCATTAGGTGCTAAATACTACTCAGAGCGCACAGGAGACATTTTAACTTCAATTTCAGTTGATGGGTTAGGATTTGCAAAAAAGGTTATTATAGGGCAGGAAAACACTATTATAATTAAAAGTGAAGAAGAACAAGTTGTAGAGCTTGAGGATCATATCAATCAATTGAAAGATAGTATTAAACTTCAGTCAAATCCTTCAGCTATCGATTTCTTGAACGAGCGTATCGCAAACATCTCAGGAGGCATTGCTGTAATTCACGTAGGAGCAGAAACTGATATCGAACAGAAAGAACTTTACGATAGAGTAGAGGATGCTGTATTAGCTGTAAGAGCTTCATTGGAAGAAGGTATTCTACCTGGTGGTGGTATCGGACTAATTAATGCTTGCGAGAGTATTACGTACAAAGATAGCGAGGACTTTAATACAGCAGTTGATATTGTATTTAAAGCATTAGAATATCCATTCTTACAGATATTAGAAAATTCAGGTATCGAAGAGCCTGATTCATTTGTTCATAAAATCTGTGCTGAAGATGCAGGATATGGATATAACGTTAAGACTAAAGAGTTCGGAGATATGATTAAAATGGGAATCATCGATCCAGCAAAAGTTACGAAGAGCGCATTGAAGAACGCTGTATCAGTAGCAACAACAATATTATCAACAAGTACAATTATTTCAAACATCAGAGCATGAGAGCATTAGGTAATTTTTTAGTAATTAAGCCTGAGAAGGTAGAAGAACAAGTATCAGCAAGCGGTCTATTGATGACCGCAGCTGACTCTAATAGCTTCAGATATCATGAGGCTGTCGTCCTATTAGTAGGAGATTCGAAAGATGTAAAAGTAGGAGACATAATTGCATTCGATAAAAGTGCAGGTCATCCATACAAATTAGATGGCGAGATGGTTCGTATTATTCAGGAGCGAGATTGCGCTTTGATTTTAGATACTCCTTCAAAGTAAGACCATTACGGACATACTTATTGTCATCTATTTTTTCTTTAAAAATGCCAGGGTATCTTTCCTTGGCATTTTTTTTATTCATCTCTATAATTGCTTTAGCGTACTGTTTCTCAGCATATCCAGCAGATGCCATAAACAACGGATTGTTTGTATGTCGTTCAGATATTGGCTCAAGACCATTTAACTTTCTGTAGATAGTAAATACCATACTTCTAGCTTTCTTTGATAGCTCATATGTAGATACCTCGAACTTAGTTGGTCGTTTGAAGATGACTACCCATCCATCTTTACGTAGGTCATCAAATCTACCTTGTGTGAATCCACAAATCTTTGCATAATCTTCGAAATAGTTCTCCGTAAATAATCCTTCAGAGTGCAAGAAAAGAATAATCTCTAAGTTAGGAAATGAGATATTATAATACTTACAAGCCCAATATCTGACAATACGATAATATTTCAAGTAGTCTTCTTTAGGTGGAGTTCGGTTGTAATTCATAACCTTACCTCTTGTATTATAAACAACCTTTGTTTTTTGTACGAACGTTCGTTTATTAACTCCATACTCTAATTCACGCTTCTCTTTACGTCTTTGGTGTATGCTTTTTCTTTTTGGTTTTTCTTCTTCCATTTGATTTAATTTATTTCAAAATTACGTAAAAATCACTATATTTGCGTAATGATTTATCCAAGACCTTTAAAATACGTATTAGGTAAGATAGTTCCGTTTAGCGGCACTGATGTTATACATCCTACTAATATTGGCTCAGGAACAACAGATGGGACTAAGTTTTTAAGGGATGATGGTCAGTGGGCTAATGTAGACTCAGTTGTAGATAATACTGTTTACATTCTTAGCGGTGGTGTTAACAATCAAGATGAAGATGTACCGCAATTAATAGGTGGTTTAAATGGTACTTCTAAAAATTCAAACACAATAAATAATGGCTAACGAAACAAGAAGGATAATAATAAAAAAAGGAGCAGGAACTCCAACTGTACCTGCGAGTTCAGATCATACAGATGGTACTTGGATAAGCAGTGATATTTATGAAGGAGAGCTATATTTAGACACAACAAACGGTTTAAATTACACTCGCTACGACAATACAATAGTTGAGTTATTTCCAACTTCCACAGGGTTAGCAGGTAATGAATTTGTTTTTGTTTTCTCTAAGCTAGACTTACCAACTGCATCGGGTGGTATTATTACGTTAGTTGATAATTACACTTACTTTATAACAAAAACAATTGACTTAACAGGAGATAGAATTGTCGGTGGAGTGAACAGTGTTATCATTGGAGGTAGTTCTGAAAACTGTATCTTAAAGAGTACAGGCTTGAGTGCGGCTACAGCGTTAATTACTTCTAACTATTCTCTGCCTATGCGTAATTTTACTATTACACATGGTACTGCATTAGATTTAGATGGGGACGGAGTAACAACTGCATTAGATTGGTTTGGTGTTAACTTTACAGATTGTGCAACAGTTGGAACGATTAAAGATTACACTAATTTTGTAATGAGTGATGGAGCTTTTTTAAATAGTGGAAATCTAACATTCGATGGAACGATTGGAACTATCGGTATGAGTAACTGCTTATTTGATTGTACAAGTGGCAGTACAGCATTAATCCTGCCTAGCACATTGACTGTAAGTAGAAGATTCAGAGTTATCTATTCATCTTTCGTAGTATTATCAGGAGAAACAGGAATAAATGTAAGTTCAAGTGCTACAATCTCAAGTGAGCGTTATATCTTAGATACGGTAAACTTTAGTGGTGGAGGTACTTACACAACAGGTGTTGCATATACAGATAATAAAGCGTTATTCGTTAACTGCGTAGGTATTACAAATACATCTACAAAAGGTTTCATGTATATGCTTAACAACGGAACTGATACAGCTATTGGAGTTGCTAACGTGAACACATGGGTAAAAGCTACAGGGACTACAACGAGTGGAACAAATTCTAAATTTACACATACAACAAATAGACTAACGTATAACGGAGCATTTACAAATTCATTTTTAGTAACTATTAATGCGACAGTAAGAAGCGCAGGAACGAACCAATCTATATCAATAGGTGTTGCTAAAAACGGAACTATAATAACTGAAAGCGAGGGGATTGTTAGAACTGCAACAGCAAATGTTGAACACGGAGGAAGTACACAAGCGGTGCTTGAGATGGTTGCTAATGATTATGTTGAGTTGTTTGTTAGAAATACATCTTCAACAGATATAAGAGTAACAGATTTTAACTTTAACGTTGTAAAAATACCAGTATAATGGCAAATAAAAAGAACGTATCTCTATCAATCGGAAGAGGAGAGAAATCAAAAAGTGGAGGTCTTACGCAAAAAGGTGTCGACAAATATAACCGAGAAACAGGCAGCAAACTACAAATGGCAGTTACAACAAAGCCTTCTAAACTGAAGCCAGGAAGTAAGGATGCTAAGCGTAGAGATGCCTTCTGTAGTCGAATGGGCGGAGTAAAAGGACCTATGAAAGATGAGAACGGAAAGCCAACAAGAAAAGCATTAGCCCTTAAGAAGTGGAATTGTTAATAAATAAACATATATGGAGAATTTAAGTAAAAATCTACCTTATGATGAAGTCATTAGGACAAGCAGTAAGAAGAAAAATATTCCAAATGAAGAGCAGTTGGAAAATATTAAGCTATGGGCTGAGAAAGTTTTTCAACCATGTAGAGACTGGGCTAACGGAGTTATTGTATGCAATTCAGTATTCCGTTCTAAAGAAGTAAACAAAGCAGTAGGCGGTTCATCTACAAGTGAACATATGGCTAACAACGGTTCAGCAGCAGGTGATTTAGATGCAAAGACAGTTAAGAATTTCGAACTGTTTCACTTTATCCGTAAAAACTTGGTGTTTAATCAACTTATCGCTGAGTTTCCTGTGAAAGGAGAGCCTTCATGGATTCATGTAAGTTACAACAAAACTAAGAACAAGAATCAGATTTTAATTGCTAAGAAAAATAAAGCAGGTAAAACTGAATATGTTCCTTACATTGGTAATGAAAGATTGGTAAATATTTAGTAACTTTACAAAAAAAAGTCATGGCTAAAAAAATGATTGTCGAGAAAAAGACAGGTGAGAAGTACGCTAGCAAAGCAGCTATGAAATCTCATGAGAAAATGGAAGGACCGAAGATGCGTAAGATGGAGAAATCTATGACTATGAAAAAAGGTAAAAAGTGCTAAAATGATTCAGGTCGTTAAGAAGGATGGACTAGGCAATGTTGTCGAGAAATTTTTCGATAAGACTGGAATTGCTTATGCAGTAAAAGCAGCCGCAAGTTCTTTAGGAATAGAGGACTGCGGATGTGATAAAAGAAAAGAATTACTGAACAATATACCTGTTTATGGCATTAGGAAAAACAGCAAAGTATTATAGAGAAAATCCTGAAGCTAAGGCTAAACGAAATGCTTATCAACGTGAATACAATAAGTCTGATGAAGCAAAGAAACATCGAGCTGAATGTAATGCAGGAAGAAAAGAGTTAGGTCTTAAAAAAGGAGATAAACGAGATGCCAGTCATACTAAGTCAGGTAAGATGGTAGCTGAACATAGGGTAACCAATAGAGCTAGGCAAGGAGCAAACGGAAAGTCAACAAAAAAATAATTATGGAACAACAAAAAGCAAACGTAGTACCAGAGGTAGGTAATGTAGCTATTACTTCATGGAACGCAGCAACGTCATTTACATCTGACTTCATAGAGTTCGAGGCATCTGTTCCTTGGGCTTTAGATATCCAAGGATATGCAGGAGTAACAGCAGGAACACCTACAATCAGTATCTTGCATTCTAACAAGCAAGATGGAGAGTATAAGGCATACAAGTCGTTAGCTACAAATGTAGATATTACTATATCAGGGAATAGAATAATTTTTGATGATAGTTTTTTCGCTCGTTTCATGAAGATACAATATGTTAGCGGTGGATCAACAGGAACTTTCTCACTTCAATTAAGTAAATAGATATGGATTTAAGAGGAACAGATTTAGTAGAAACACCATCCGAGGTTGTAAATTTCGATAAAGCTACACCAACAACTGTAGGAGTAGTATTTGATCCAAACACACCTGCGACTACAGACGTATTATATGTATCATCAGTTGATGCGAGTACATGGATTTACAATGGTACATCTTATGTTACATATAGTAAAGAAATACCAGCATCAACAGCTTTCTATTTACTAGGAACAACTATTGATGCAGGAGCTAATAAGACAGCTGCTATTCAGCATTTAGGTCCATTAAGAGCTACAACTCTTACAGGTAATGGTATAAACATCACAGGAATTAATGCAGCTAATTTAGAGACAGGTGTAATAAGTGTTAATCGCTTAGGTTCATCAGGAACGAGAGACAATACAACTTATTTAAGAGGTGATAATACATGGCAATCGTTATCAGTATCAGTTCCACAAGCAAATAAAATTTATGTTGATTCAATTACTGGAGTTAATTCAACTGGGAGAGGTCGAATTGATGCACCATATTTAACTGTTGAATATGCTTTATCTGATAATACAAATACTGGAACAGTAACTGCAACAACAACAAATACAAGTGCTACATTGACGTCTGTTTCAAGTACTGCAAATATTGTTATAGGTCAAGTAATAACTGGAGCTGGAATCCCTTATGATTCAGTTGTTGTTAGTAAAACATCAAACACAATTACACTTTCAAGAACTTGTACTGCTTCAGCTTCAATAACTGCTACATGGTGGACCATTTATGAAATTCAATTAAATGGAAATTTCACTGCTTCATCAAATTGGTTTAAAGCTGGTTTTTGGATTGATGCTAAATCTTCAAATATTTCATTTGGTGCATTTACTATTTTCGCTAAAACTTCAGCTATCTTAATACATGAATCTATTAAGGGAGGAAATTGGTACGGAACTAATGCTAGTTCAAAATTCATAACAACTACTACTGGATCAGATAATGATTTATACTTAGATATTAATAATTATTATTCAATAGGAACTGGGCAACAATTAGAATTAAATCAATACAACATATCTTACAAAAATATATATTTTAGATGTAAATCTTTTGATGCTAGATTTGGTAGTGTTGGTTATTTATGGGCAAATAAGCGAATTTTTATAGAGGGAGATTTTTACGGATTGCTTTATGGTTTATACTGCAGAACTGCGGATACATTTAATCTAAATGGAACAATTGAAACACCTTCGTCAATTACTGCATTAGAAGTAAATGCGAATAAATTAATTATAAATGCAAATATTATAGGTCAATTACAATTAACTTCAGCACAAGGAGTTTTTAATGGTACTATAAGTGGAACAACTTTGAATGTTAGCACTTCACAATATTATAAACCATTTATTTTTAATGGTTCAATAAGTTGTACAACATTTAATCAAAGTGGCGATGGAAATACTATTTTTAATGGTTCAGTTGATTGTACAACATTTAATTGTTCTGGTGGTAATATTAGTATTTCAATATTTAGAGGAAATTATGTTGGAAGTGGAGTTTCAAAAGCAGTTGTTTCTTCCATGCAAATACCAGGAAACATATTTCCATTTAAAAACATAACGCTTACAAATACAGCCGAAATAACTGTAATAAATAACCCACTTCAAGATGGAGCTATTATTTATGGTAACTATCCTGTAATATCAATTGCCAGTGGTTGTAAAATGACTGTTTTAGGATTCTCATATGGTGCATTTGCTTTATTAGATGGGACATTTGTTAATAGAGGTACTTTTAATTTAACCACAAGAGGTGCTGGAGTTGGTTTAATGTCCGCATTGAGTGGATTGTTAGAAAATAATGGAACAATTGAACTTGTAAGATTTGGAGTTGAAGGTGCTTTAAACACTCCATGTATTGTTGTTGGAACTGGTAAATACATTCAAAACGGTGGTAAATTATTTTGCTCTCATGCTGATTCAAAAAGTGCTTTAATTAGAAAGACTGCAAGTGGTGGAAAGGTTTTATTGAAAGGTCAGCCACAATTAATTGTCGCAAATGGTTTAGCACCTTTACAAATTCTTTCTAATACTGGAACTGCACAAGATGTTCATAATTTCGGTATCGTTGGAAATGGTGGTGTTGGATTCAGAATTGCTGATACTTTTTCAGATACAACTTATGGTACTGCATACGCTCCAAATTTAATCGGAACTGCAACGAATAATGAAGATACAACTTATAATATTTAATCATGGAAGATTTTAAACAAATAGTATTCAGAAACGAAGATGAAGTTTTGGTGATTGTGCCACAATCTGAAGATGCCATTACAAAGGTTAATTTTTTAAATGAAATTGATTCTGTTAAGGCAGGTAAATTAAATGCCTTAAAGAATTTATGTATTGAAAAAATACCAGTAGATTCAGTTTTGAAATATGTTGTAGCTGAAAAAGGAACTAATATTTTAAATATCGAACATTCGGAAGGAGTTATCTCACTTGATATCACAACACTTGAATCTAGTGAACAATTAATAGTTAGCAATTCAATACAAGTTTGCATTCAATTAATTAATAATATATAACAATGAACTTACAAACAGGAGATATATTACACTGTAAAGGTAAAAGGCTATTAAGTAAATTAATAGCCTTTGCTACTAATTCAGAATTTACACATACAGCTATTGTAAAAGTAGAAGAAGGAGAAGTCTTTATTGCAGAAATGCAGAAGAACGGATGTGAGTTAAAGTCGTATGAGAATTGGCAGAAAGATTATGGATATAAGTACGTAGCCACTAGATGTTATAACGTAAGTAATTTGAATATATCAGGAAAGATATATAACAAAATAGGTTTCGCTAGATATGATATAGCTTTACTGTTTTTAAGATATCCAGTTAAGTTATTAAAATCATTGATATTTAACAAAGAGTTCTGTATAAATAGAAAAAAGAATGAAGAGATGAGAATGACTTGTTCTGAATTTGTAGCATATTGTTATGGGTGGAGAGATCCACAGAATTATTCACCTAAAGATGTTTATAACAAATGTATAAAAGAAGGACATATTATCTTATAATATTTACTTTATTGTTATCCTGCTCTACACAACGTAGGGCAGTTTGGCATATAAATAGAGCAATCAAACTAGATTCAACTCTGCTTAACGCAAAGACTGATACTATAACTATCATTCAGAAGGAACAGTATCAAGATACTTTAATAAAAGATAGTATTGAAGTAGATAATGATAGATTATTCATAAGAGTAGATAGAGAAGGAGATTTTATAAATCTTAAATGGAAGCTGAAAGAACAGCGTTTCGACACAATCTATCATACTCATTTGTTTGACACAATTCCAATCTTTAAAACAAGACAAGACAAACGTTTAGAAGCAAAGAAAGAGCGATTGATAATTAGACAAAAAGGTAAGACAGAAAGAATATATATCAAACAAAAGAACGAAAAAAAGAACAATTGGTTGCTGTGTACATTCATTGGATTTTTTATTGGTTTCATTACTAGATATTTAGTTGATAATTTTATTAAGAAAATTTTTACTAACTTTAAAGTATGATAAAAGACATCATATATGATACTTTAAAGAAGGAAGGAAAATGGAGCAGAACATCATTAACAATGTTCTCAGCTTGGGTTATTTCTTGTTGGTTAGCTATATCTGACTATATCTTTAACGGTTTCAAATACGAGGTTTTTGTAACATTTGTAGGAGTAGCATTAGGATCTAAATTAACAGATTCAATAGGAACAAGAATATCTAAGAAATAATGACTGAGTTAGCAGCGATAACAAAAAAATATGGAGCAACAGGCGTACTGGCTTGTTGGTTGTGGTTTACTAACTCAAGAGTAGAAGACTTAGAAAATAAACTTATTAATTGTTATCAATCTCAGGCAAGAATTGAGCAGGTAGATATGCATAATAGATATAATACAAGTGATCCATTAGTAGCTATACTACCTGAAGACATACAAATAAAAAGAGAGAACGTATAGTCTTTATCAAAAAAAATAGTTATGTTTGCATAAATTAAATTAAATATTATGTCAAACAAACTTACAGAAGAAGAGTTAGATCGTTTCATCAAAACAAGACAAAACTACTTCGATTTAAAAGATCAAATAGCTGATATTACAATTAGCGAAGAAAGAATCAAACAACAGAAATCAAAAGCATTATACGATATTGAATTAGCTTACGATTCATTAACTGCTATCCATAAAGAAATACAAGAGAAGTATGGAGATGGAAAGGTAAATCTACAGACAGGTGAAGTTAATTCGTAAGGTATCAATCGGAATAGATTACAAAAACTCTATGCATTTTGTAGTCGGACAGGAGGTACTTGATAAGTCTTATCATATTGACTATATTAAAAATACTATTGATGGTATTGAAATATGGATAAAGAAGGCTAACGAAATTATACTCTGGAAGTCATTCAATAAAGCAGTCCCAGTCGTTATAGAATATAATATTGATTTTTAAATGAAGTCTCCCAATTATTTTATCATTAAACCATTAAACGATGCTAGATATGATAACATCAGGAAGTATGGTGATAATGAGTTTGTAATAAGTTCTTCTACAGAGGACCACAGAATTGTTAATCGTTATGCAATCGTTCAGTCAGTTCCAATGAATTACAATGGAGCAATTAAGCCTGGAGATACAGTAATCGTTCATCACAACGTATTCAGAATTACTTATGGATATGATGGTCTACCTAAGAGCAGTTGGTCATTCTATAAAGACAATATATTCTTAGTATCATTAGATCAGATTTTCTGTCATAAGTCAGATGAAGAAGATTGGAAGTCAATCTATCCGTATGTATTTATCAAGCCTAATGGTACTGAATTAGAAGGCACAGTTGTCTATACTCCAAAAGAAATAATAAATGTTTCTCCTGGAGATACAATAACACATAGACCTGAAATGGAATATGAGTTTAAATTTGATGATGAGAAATTGTATAGAATGAAATATACTGATTTATGTCTGAAACTTTAAAAGATAAAAAGAATAGATTATTAGCAGCTGCCGAGAAGGGAGTCGATGAGCTTATTAAGGTACTTGAAGAACCTATTATAACTAATGCGGAGGAAGATTTATCAGCAGATAAATTAAAGAATGCAGCTCAAGCAAAGAAATTAGCGTTCTTGGATGCTATCGAGATGCTGCAAAAGATACAGCAAGAGAGAGACTCAGAGGATGCTGAAAAAATATCAACAGTACAAATAGGTAAACAAGGATTTGCCGAAGGAAGAGCTAAAGGTGGAAAATAAGTACGCACTATATAATTTATGTAACGACATCGTTAACGCCAATGCTAGAGCTTCTAGGAATAGAAATAAGCTATGGAAGTATGGCTACGATGCTACGTATGATATTGTAGTTATATCTAAAGATGGAACTATTGGAGATATATATGATATCAACGGACTGAAAGTAGCTCTACCATCTAATCCTAGCAAACTGATGAAAGGATCAAATAGATGGGAGTCATCAGAGTATCCTAAAGAACTTCAGAAGATAAAGACAGTATTTGATTGGAATAGAAAAGATAATGCTTTTAAATCAAAGTATGTTGATTATATAGAGGAAGAGTACGACAGAAGGGAGCAAGGTTTTTGGTTTATGAACAATAACAAGCCTACCTACCTAACAGGAACTCATTATATGTATCTTCAGTGGTCTAAAATAGATGTTGGTCTACCTGACTTTCGTGAATCAAATAGAGTATTCTTTATATTTTGGGAGGCTTGTAAAGCTGACAATCGTTCATTCGGAATGATATATCTTAAGAACAGACGTTCTGGATTCTCGTTTATGTCATCAGCAGAAGTATCCAACATAGGAACATTAGCAAAAGATGCTCGTTTAGGTATTTGCTCTAAGAGTGGTAACGATGCTAAGAAAATGTTTACCGATAAAGTAGTTCCAATTGTTAATAACTATCCATTTTTCTTCCAACCTGTAAGGGATGGTATGAGTAATCCAAAGACAGAACTTGCATTTAGAGTCCCTGCTTCAAAGATTACTCGTAAGAATATGGACGAGGAGCATGAAGAAGATATTGATGGACTAGATACATCTATTGACTGGAAGAATACAGATGACAACTCTTACGATGGTGAGAAGTTATTGATGTTAGTAGAGGATGAATCTGGTAAATTAGAGAGACCTAACAATATTAAAAATGGTTGGCGAGTTAGGAAAACTTGTCTTCGTTTAGGTAGTAAGATTATTGGTAAATGTATGATGGGTTCAACATCAAATGCTTTATCAAAAGGTGGACAGAACTACAAAGATATGTATTATGATTCAGATCCAAGAAAACGCTCTGCCAATGGACAGACCAAAAGTGGGCTATATGCATTATTCATACCAATGGAATGGAACTTCGAGGGTTATATCGATGAGTACGGATTCCCTGTATTTGAAGATCCAAAAAAACCTGTAATTGGAATTGATGGAGAGATGATTAATATTGGAGTAATTACCTATTGGAATAATGAGGTAGCTTCATTAAAGTCTGATTCAGATGCATTAAATGAGTTCTATCGTCAGTTCCCTAGAACAGAGTCTCATGCATTCAGAGATGAGTCCAAGGAGTCTTTATTCAACTTAACAAAGATATATCAGCAAATCGATTATAATGACTCTTTAGTAAAAGACCAGGTATTAACTAAAGGTGGTTTCCATTGGAAGAATGGAGTTGTAGATTCAGAGGTTGTTTGGACTCCTGATAAGAACGGTCGTTTCTTAGTTTCATGGATACCTAATACAAATTTACGTAATAGAGTTCTAGTTAAGAATGGGAAGAAATATCCTGCTAATGAGCATATCGGAGCGTTCGGTTGTGATCCATATGATATCTCAGGAACAGTTGGTGGTGGTGGATCAAATGGTGCACTACATGGTAAAACTAAATTCCACATGGAAGAAGCTCCTTCAAACGAGTTCTTTTTAGAGTACATAGCAAGACCTCAGACAGCAGAGATATTTTTCGAGGATGTATTAATGGCGTGTATATTTTACGGTATGCCGCTATTAGCAGAGAACAATAAGCCTAGATTACTTTATCATTTTAAGAATAGAGGATATAGAGGCTTTTCAATGAATAGACCTGACAAACCAATGCATAAGCTATCTAAAACAGAGTTAGAACTTGGAGGAATACCTAACTCATCTGAAGATATAAAACAAGCGCACGCATCAGCTATTGAGTCATACGTAGAAGAATATGTAGGTATAGATACAGAAGGAACTTATAGAAGTACAGATGAGATTGGCTCAATGTATTTCACTAAAACTTTAGAGGATTGGGCTCGATTCGATATAAATAATCGTACAAAACATGATGCCTCTATATCGTCAGGACTAGCAATTATGGCAACTCGTAAGTTTTCCGTAGCAAGGGATGCTGAAAAGTCAAAAATAAATGTTAAATTTGCTACTTATAAAAACAATGGTAATATCAGTGAATTAAGATAGTATGGAGAAACCATCAATACAAATAAAAAACGTTTCATTCCCGAATCAAATGGCATCAGATGCCGAGAAAGAAAGCAATGAATACGGTTTAAAAGTCGGTCATGCTATTCAGGGAGAATGGTTTCGTAGAGTAGGTAATGATAGTTGCAAATACTACTCTCAATATGGAGAGTTCCATAGATTAAGATTGTACTCAAGAGGTGAGCAATCTATCGCTAAATATAAATCAGAGTTATCTCATAATGGAGATTTGTCTTATATCAACTTAGATTGGACTCCTGTTCCAATTATTCCTAAGTTTGTAGACATACTTGTTAATGGTATTCAAGATAGATTATACAAAGTAAAAGTAGAGGCACAAGATATTATGTCGGCAGAGAAGAAGAATCTTTTCCAAGATATGGTTGAGTCAGATATGGTAGCTAAAGATTTCTTAGCACAAGCTAAAGAACAAACAGGTATTGATGCATTCAATGTTCCTGAAAAAGAATTACCTGAGACATCTGAAGAGTTGTCATTATATATGCAACTTAAATTCAAGCCATCTGTAGAGATAGCTGAAGAGATAGCATTAAATACGATATTATTACAAAACGATTATCAAGATACTCTTAAACCAGATATCGATAGAGATATTGCTGTAATTGGAGTTGGAGCTGTTAAACATGAGTTTAATCCATCATCAGGACTTGAGCTTAGTTATGTTGATCCTGCTTCATTGGTGTATAGTTATACAGAGAAGAGAGATTTCTCTGACTGTTATTATTTCGGTGAAGTAAAACAAGTACACGTTACAGAGTTACTTAAAATTGATCCAACATTAACTGATGAAGATATTCAATCAATATCTCAAACAGCAGGAGCTTGGCAGAATCATTTCCCTATCGTTAAGTCATTCAATGATGATTCGTTCGGTGGAGAGATGGTATCTATATTATTCTTCAACTATAAAACATCTAAGCGATTTGCCTACAAACGTAAGTTCTTGAAGAATGGTGGAGAGAGAGTTATTAAGAAATCAGATACATTCAGACCTAACGTTGGAGAGGATGATAGCTTTGGAGTTCTTGAGTCAGTTAAGGATGTTTGGTATGAAGGAGTTCTTGTATTAGGTAGCAACAAATTACTTAAATGGAACTTACTTAAAAATATGGTTAGACCTGATGCTGCTACTCAAAAAGCATTACCTAACTATGTTGTTTGCGCTCCGAATATGTACAATGGTGTAATCGAGTCTATAACTAGACGTATGATACCATTTGCTGATCAGATACAATTAACTCACTTGAAGTTACAACAAGTAATGTCAAGAGTAGTTCCTGATGGGGTATTCATTGATGCTGATGGACTTAATGAAGTTGATTTAGGTAATGGAGCAGCTTACAATCCTGAGGAAGCATTAAAGCTATATTTCCAAACAGGTTCTGTTATTGGCAGAAGTAATACAATGGAGGGCGAATTTAATAACGCTCGTATTCCAATTCAAGAGTTATCTACTAACAGTGGTCAATCTAAGATGCAAGCATTAATATCTGTTTACAACTACAATCTTAATATGATTAGAGATGTAACAGGAATGAATGAAGCAAGAGATGGTTCTATGCCTAATTCAGATGCATTAGTTGGTGTTCAGAAATTAGCAGCATTAAATAGTAATATCGCTACAAGACATATATTAGAAGGCGGTTTATTAATCACTAAAAGATTATGTCAATGTATTTCATTAAGAATTGCTGATATCCTTAAATATGCAGACTTCAGAGATGAGTTCGCTATGCAGATTGGTAATTACAATCTAGCAATATTAGATGATATCAAGAACTTGTACTTACATTCGTTCGGTGTGTTTATCGAGTTAGCTCCTGATGAAGAAGAGAAACAATTAGTAGAACAAAATATTCAAATAGCATTAAGCAGAGATCAAATTGATTTAGAAGATGCTATCGATATACGTACAATTAACAATCTTAAATTAGCTAATGAGCTATTGAAAGTTAAGAGACGTAAGAAAATGGAGGCTGCTCAGAAAAGCCAGGAGATGCAAATGCAAATGCAAATGCAGTCTAATATCCAATCTCAACAAGCTGCTGCACAAGCTAAACAACAACAATCTCAGATTGATGCTCAAGCTAAAATATCTGTAATCTCAGCACAAGCACAAGTAGATATGCAGAAATTAGAGCTTGAAGTACAGAAGAAAAAAGAGTTAATGCAAGTTGAGTTTGATTACAATATGCAATTGAAAGGAATAGAGACTGACAATCTGAAAACAAGAGAGAAAGCTAAGGAAGATGCTAAAGACGAACGAGTTAAGAAGCAGGCTACAGCTCAATCTAAGTTGATAGAGCAACGTCAGAACAATCTTCCTCCTGTTGATTTTGAGAGTAGTGGTAATGATGCGTTAGGTGATTTCAACCTGGAAGCCTTTGAACCAAGGTAATTTCGCAAAATTCAATTAAAAATTTATTATTAACTTTGTAACAATTAAAATTAAATTCAAATGGAAGAGGAAAAACAAGAATGGACAGTTAGAGCTGTTGACTTTGAAGAAAAGTCTGCTGCTGAGATTGAGAGAGAAGTTGTTCAGATGTATGACGAACAAGAAGAAACTCAAGATACTGAAACTATTCAAGAAGAACAACAAGAAGAAGTTCAAGAGGAAGAAATTCCAACAAACGAGATAGATGATGACATCGTTCTTTCACATATTAAGAATAAATACGGAAGAGAAGTAAATTCATTAGATGAGTTATTCCAAGAGCAACAATCTCGTGAGGAGTTACCTGAAGATGTAAATGCTTTTCTTAAGTATAAAAAAGAAACAGGTCGTTCTTTCGAGGATTTTATCAGTCTTAATAAAGACTTTGATAAAGTAGAGCCAAACAAATTATTGGCTGATTACTTGAAAGAAAAGAATCCACATTTAGATGACGAGGATATTGCATTCAAGTTAGAAGAATATGGATACGATGAAGACATTGATTCAGATAAAGAAATTAGAGCTAAGAAAATAGCTTTTAAAGAAGACCTTTCGAAAGCAAAGGAATATTTTAATAATCTTAAAGAACAATATAAAGTTCCTCTTGAGTCAAGAGATTCTTTTGTTCCACAAGATGAAAAGGAAGAATACAATGCTTACAAGGAATACAAAAAAACAGTTTCAAGTCAAAGTGAACTGCAACAACGTCAATCGGAAGTATTTGCTGAAAAGACAAGTAATCTATTTTCTGATAAATTCGAGGGCTTCGGATTTAACTTAGATGAAAATACAAACATTACTTACAAACCATCAGATGCTAAAGAACTTAAAGATAAACAAAGTAATCTAGGAGAGTTTATTAAAGGATTCTTAGATAACGATGGATACCTTACAGATGCTGAAGCTTTTCATAAAGCTATCGCTGTAGCTAGAGAGCCTGAGAAATTTGCTAAGTTTTTCTATGAAAAAGGAAAAGCTGATCAAACTGTAGAAATTGAGAAGGACAGCAAGAATATCGATATGGTACGAAATGCTCCTAAATCTGTTCCTACTGATGGACCAAAAGTTAGAGTGTTAGATGACAACGGTGGAACTGGGTTAAGATTTAGAAAACGTTAAAATTTAAAACAAAAACAAAATGGCTGGAACATTAGCAACATCACCAGGAGTAAATATCACTCCAAGTTCAGTAAAGGCAGTATTGCCTTCTAACTACATCAAGAACTTTGATTTCTTGAACCAATACTTACCAGATACTTACGAGCAAGAGTTCGAAGCATATGGTGAAAGATCTATCTCTTCTTTCTTACGTAACGTAGGAGCTGAGTCTGCATCTGCATCTGATTTGATCAAATGGACAGAGCAAGGTCGTTTACATACAAAATATACAGGAGTTACTGCTGATTCAGCTGCTGGTACTGATACTGCATTATTCTCTATCGCAGGAGCTACTAACTGTGTTTTCCGTAAACACCAAGTTGTTTTCTTGTCTGCTGAGTCTGGTACTTTATCTGCAAAAGCAATCATTTCAGGAGTTGGTACAGCTGATTCTTTAGCTGATAATCAACAATTCCAAGTTAAGTTCTACGAAGCTGCTGGTTCTCCATTCCAATCAGGTGATAAAGTAACTGCATTCGTTTACGGTTCTGAGTTCTCTAAAGGAGACAACGGTATGTCAGGTTCAGTTGAGTCTGAAACTAGCTTCTATGAAGTTAAACCAGTTATTATCAAAGACAAATATGTTGTTTCTGGTTCTGATATGGCTCAAATCGGATGGGTAGAAGTACAAGGAGATAATGGTACAGGTTACTTATGGTACTTGAAATCAGCTCATGATACTCGTGTTCGTTTTGACGATTACTTAGAAATGATGATGGTTGAGCACGTAGAGGCTGAAAATGGTTCTGCTGCTGAAGCTTACTTATCTACTAATACAGGTGGTGGTAATGCAGGTACAGAAGGTTTATTCGCTTCTATCGAATCAAGAGGAAATGTTTACAACGGTGGTAACCCATCTACGTTAGCTGACTTCGATACAATCGTTGCTCGTTTAGACAAACAAGGTGCTATCGCTGAGAACGCATTATTCGTTAATAGAGGATTCTCTACTGATATCGATGATATGTTAGGTAATATCTCTACAGTTGCAGGTGCTTCTTACGGTATGTTCGACAATGACAAAAATATGTCATTAAACTTAGGTTTCGAAGGGTTCCGTAGAGGTTCTTATGATTTCTACAAAACTGACTGGAAATACTTAAATGATGCTACTTTACGTGGTGGTTTAACAGCAGGAGCAGTTAATGGGGTATTAGTACCAGCAGGAACTACTTCAGTTTACGATCAAGTAATGGGACAAACAGTTAAGAGACCATTCTTACACGTTCGTTACAGAGCTAACGAAAGAGTTAACCGTAGATTACAAACTTGGACTACAGGTTCTCAAGGAGAAGGAACAGCTACTAGCGATTTAGATGCTATGGAGTTACACTTCTTATCTGAAAGAGCTTTATGTACATTAGGAGCAAACAACTTCATGTTGTTCCAAGACTAATAAATTCTCAGAGAGTCTCATCAGTGAGGCTCTCTTCTTTTTTTAAATTAAAATTCAAATCAAAATGAAAAAAACTTTAGAGTTAAAAGACCGAGTTTATAACTTGGCAGGAAGTAAAACACCATTAGCATTATACATTGCTTCAAGACACACAAACAGAAAGTCATTATTATATTTTGACGAAACAATGGGAACAAACGGAGCAGCAAGAGAGCTTCGATATGCTAAAAACCAAAAATCACCATTCGTAGATGAACAAGATGGAACAGCAATCGTTGAACCAATCATTTTTGAGGATGGTATCTTAAGAGTTCCAAAAACAAACAGAGTATTACAAGAGTTCTTATACTACAGTCCTGACAACGTATCTAACGGTGGAGGTGTATTTGAAGAGTTTGATCCATCAGTAAGTGCTGCTAAGAAAGTTGCTTCATTAGACTTAGAGTTAGATGCAGCTATCAAAGCAAGAGAGCTTGACTTAAATACAATGTTAGCAGTAGGAAGAATCTATCTTAATGGAAATGTTGATAAAATGTCAACAGATGAGTTGAAGAGAGATATCAGATTATTTGCTAAAACAAATCCACAAGAGTTTTTAGATGCAGTAGAAGATCCTGATTTGAATATCAATAATATTGCTACTAGAGCATTCGCTGAAAGCTTTGTAACATTCAGAGGAGGTAAAGATGTATTCTATAATCTTTCTGACAACAAAAAGAAAATCCTTACTGTACCATTCGGTGAGAACCATATTGATAAATTAGCTACATGGTTACACACAAACGAAGGACAGGAATTTTATAAATTATTACAAAAAGAATTTGGTGAATAAAAAATATTGATTATATTTGAACTCATCTTAGTTAATAAATTAGAGCTGGCATTAGTGTCAGCTTTTTTTATTACATTTGTACTTTATAAACAATTAAACTATTTTCGAAAATGGCTAAATTTTTGCAATTCACAATTGGAGCAGCTGATGCTCTACCAAAGGCTTTAATCTCTGCTGGAGCAGATTACTTGATTACAATGCCTTCAAACGCAACAGTAGTATTGACTGCATTAGGTGGTGTAGCTACAGCTGACGTTCTTACTATTACATTTACTACAGCTGATGCAACTTACGCATCTCACTACGCTGTTGTTGATGCTTTGGCTTTAGCTAACGGACCAAAATCTGCTCCTGATGCTATCATTATCCCTAAGTTACCATTAGTTGGAGCAACTCAACAATTAATTACATCTGTAGCTATTGCATAATCAATAAGCTAAGATATTTAGAGGCACAGCATTATTGTTGTGCCTTTTTTATTATCTTTGTAAAAAAGTAAGAAATGATTAATAGCGTTAGAAATACAGTTCTATCTATACTTAGTAAAGACGTTAGAGGATATGTAACTCCAGAAGAGTTTAACTTATTCTCTAAACAAGCACAAACAGAGATTTTCGAGCAATTGAACTTTGATTATAGCAATGCTATGAACAAACAAAATGCAGGACTTCACGGCTCTGGGTATTCAGATATTGTAGAGAAGATTGGAGAAGTATTAGATGAGTTCATTGTTACAGAAGTTCTTCACTATAATGGTATTACTACAAAGTTCTATATGCCAGGAGAAGATCCTGCAAATACACAAGAAGCATTATCATACCGTTTAGATAGATTGATTTACAATAATGCAATTGAGATTGATAAAGTAGATAGACGTAAGATATTAAATCTAACAGCTAGTAATCTAACAGCTCCATCTACATTATATCCTGTATATACATTAGATAATCAAGGTATAAAGGTATATCCAACAACAATTACGTCAAACGTTATGGTTGACTACTTGAGATATCCTAAAGATCCGAAATGGACATATACATCTTTAGCAGGAGGTGAAGCATTATTTAATCAAGGTGCATCTGATTATCAAGACTTCGAGCTTCCACAAGCGTATGAGACAGATTTAATTATTAAGATATGTCAATATGCAGGAGTATCTATTAGAGAAGCTGAAGTTGTACAAGCAGCTAAGTCAGATGAAGTACAAAGCAAACAAGAAAAAATATAAGTAGATGTCATATATAACTCCGTATCAATATTACACGAATGGTGGTACAGCTCCAACAGATTCGAATTGGGGTTCGTATCAATATATCTCTCTAGCAGATGCTATAAATAACTTCACACTTCTC